ACGACGGGCACGAGGAAGTTCAGGCTTGACGATGTGTTCAAAGCGTCGGTGCGCGTGTTGCGCGTGCCGATGCGAACGCCGAAGCCCCACGATTGACCGTCGACGGTGAGCGCGTAGTAGTCCTGCGACGGCTGCGACGGGTGCGTGCCGTTCGGACCGATGTCAATGCGACCGTCTGAAGCGTTCGACAGGAACTCGCCGCTCGCGAGGCTGATCCCCGCGAACTGCGGCGTGTCGGTCGTACCCAGTCCGAGCGTCGTGCGCGCAGTCGCCGCGTTGGCATCGTCGAGGATGCCGCGCGCGAACGCCGTGCAGACGATCTCCTCGACATCGCCAGCGCCCGTCGTCGCGCGCCCGAGCAGGCGGTCCGTCGCGGTGACATTCTGCATCTTCGCGTAGGTCACGGCATCGTTGGCGATGGTCGCCGCGAACGAACCCGTGCCGCTGCCCGTGACATCGCCAGTGAGGGTGATCGTCTGCGGGTTCAGGCGCGAGTCGTTGCGCGCGAGCGTGTGGCGCGCGACCATCGAGTTCACGCGGACTTCCGCGCCCGCAAGCGATGTCCCTGTCCTGTCCTGAAGCCACGCGCCCATCCACGCGATCGTGTTGTCGGGATCATGGATCGAGCCCGAGTGGCGGTACACGGGCGCGCCGTCGATGTAGAACAGTGCGCCCGACTGACCCGGAAACGCCACGACGCGAAGAAGCCTGTCCACGGACACGCTGATTCCCGTGTCGTGGTTCACCGTGCCGGGATTGCCGCACGAGACCCCCTGCGTGACGTACACGCCGACCCACCAAGTGCCGCCCTTCGGATAGAAGCCGACGAGGGTCTCTGCGCCGATGTCCCCGAGGTTCGACGGGCAGGTGTGGAACCGCCAGATGCCGATGCCGCACTGGTGGTTGTTCGCGCTGTCGAACGCCACCACGCGGACGCTCGCCTCGACCTCCACGCCCGCGTGCTGACCCAGCTCCCATGCCGGGGACGTCGCCATCGCGGAGTCGGCGTGGCGGATGGCGCACCTCGAGCGGTCATCGCCCTGAAGGGTTGCCATCGTCGCGTAGGTCGAGAAGGTCACGGTGGCGTTGTCAGCCGTGGCAGTGACGAAGTCGCCTGCGCTCGTGCCGTCCATCAGGTACTGCGTGGTCGACGCGATGCGTCCGCGCGTCTCAATCGCAGGATTCGGGTACGACCCCGACAGGTCGCCGCCCGCAGTCGCCATGCCGATTGCCGAGCGCGCCGCGGCTTGGTCGACGGCCTTCGCCACCGCCTCGCCCGTCGCCGTCATGTCCGTGATGTACTCGGTCTTCGTGCTCTCGACCCTGATGTTCACGAGGACGCGGCCCGTCGCAGGGTTCGACGTGAGAACCACGCCCGCCTGAACCTGCCAGTTGGGCTTGACGGGCTCAGTCGCGGTGAGACCGCCCGCGACCGTTGCCGAGAGATAGACGGTGTCGCCAGCGGAGAAGGCGCTGGTGTTCAGTCCCTCGAGGACGCCTGCCTCGATCACCGTGCCATCGCTGTTGTTCGGGATGTCCGCCGCAGCAAGACCGATGGCTTCTGTGCTCGAGTAGGAGTTGGCCTGCGCGAGCGCCACGTTCGGACGGTTGCCCGTCGCGCCGACGATGCGGACGACGGCCCCCTTCGGGATGGTGGCTCCCGTGCTGTTCCGCACGTCCGACCGAAGGCTCGAGGACGGCAGCGCAAGCGCCTGCCAGTCCGACGGCAAGGCTGCAAGCCTGTAGTACCCACCGAGCGACTGCACCCATACCAGCATGCCCACGGTCTTTCGATCCGCAGGAAGCGCATCGCGCGCCGCGGCGTCCGCGAACGACATCAGACCGCCGCGCCCGTACTCCGCGATGTGAGTCGGGTTCGCGTCCGTAGGCTCCGTGGGAGCGATCGGAATCCCAAGAGGGAAGACGGCTTCCGTGTGTGGCATGGGGCTTCACCATTCTATTGAAGTCGCCGTCCATTCAAACCGTACATTCGCCATCTATCGGGTTGTGGAGCGTGAAATATGCGACCACCCGCGACTCGCCCCCCTGATTCGCCATCGCGAGGAACGCCATCACGACCACCTCGCGCGTCGTGCCGTCCCTGTCCTTGCCCACGGGCAGGACGTCGAACCCAGGCTCCACGAGCGGGAGTTTGTAGCCCGGACCCACCGACGAGCTCGTGTTGTTCAGCTCGACCGTGTTGTAGGCGATGATCTCGTTCACCGTGGACAGGCGGGTGACCCCGCCGTAGTAGTCCTGCCCGACTCCGACCGAGGCGGTGTCCGCGCCCTTCCTGTGGGCGGGGCGCGCGTAGTACCGATACACGTTCGTGGCGATCTGATCGTGGTCGTAGATCGCGATCATGCAGGGGATCGCGAAGGGCATCGGGACATGGACGCGGGTGCGCCCATCCTCGCCCCGCCACGCCTGCGCCATGCCCGTGGCCTCGATCTCCGTGCCGCAGTCGTCCTCGAGCGGCCCGAGCAGGGGATCCTCGAGGCTCCCGTGGATGCGGGTCGTGGGGAAGCCGAAGCCCTTTCCGTCCGTCTGGAGCCGCAGCTCCACCCAGCTCCCGCCCGCCCACGCCTGACTGTGCGTGGGCATCACCCAGCCGCGCAGCCAGACGTCGCAGACGCCCGACTGGTACTTCTCCATGTAGCGCGCGGGAACGTTCGACTCCGTGGTCGTCGTCTCCTCGACGTAGGTGTCGGCGTTCGAGAAGGTGGCGTCGGGCTTCCAGATGTCGGCATTGATGAACGCGAGGTCGGCCTCTCCGAGCTTCGTGAGCGACGGCGGGTAGTAGAACCCCTGCCGCGGCGATCCCGCGAATGGATCGGGAAGCTCCGATGTCCTGAACTTTCCCGCGCCGAGAGCCGTCGACTGGCTCAAGACCTGACCGAAGACGTCGGGCGGCGCGCCGTTGCCAGGCAGCTCCCTGCGGTAGTTCATCACCACCGTCTTCGGTCGGATCGACTGCGCGACGACGTTCGGGATCGACGCCGCCCGCAGGAAGCCCGTCAGGCTCGTCGAGTCGCTCGCGACGTCGATGACGCTGCCCGCGATGATGTCGTTGCGGTAGGTGTTCAGCCACGTCCGCATCCGCCCGCTCCCGATGTCGATTTCTCGGACGCCGATGCGGTACTTGCCCGACAGGTTCTGCGGCTGGCCCGCGGGGTCTTCGTGCGGGACGTAGACATAGTGGACGCCGCACTTGACGGCCATGTGGTCGAGCCACTTGAGCGACGGCATGCGCCACGGCGGACCCGCGCCGCGAACGCCGTCCCCGCCCTCCCACAGCGCGTTTCCCGCCGTCACGAGATCCTCGTACTCGTCGATGCCGACCCTGAAGAACTTCCACCAGTCCTCGTCGTTGAACGCAAGGCCCGTGATCAGGTCGCTCGACAGGTTCTTCGGCGTGTAGGCGGACGCCATCTTCTGCTCGAGAGAGGGATCCCAGCCCGGCGACCAGTAGCGCCTGTCCGACTCCCCGTGGACGCGGTACGCGCGCGCCGCCCAGCGGTCGTCGTGGAAGGTGCAGAGGAAGATCGCCTCGCCGTCCTGATTGACCGATTCGTCGGGGTTCTTGACCGGACCCGCCTCACTCAGCATCAGCGGCTGGATGTGGGCGAGGTGCATCCTGGGGAAGACCGTGGTCTTGCTTTCCGCCTTGCTCCCCACGATGAAGTGGACGGTGTAGCCGTCCGCGGTGTACTCGTCCGACGAAGGGATCAGCGCCTTCAGGTCGCTCTTCATCAGGATGCACTTGAAGGTCGCCCATCGACCGAGTCCGACCACGGGCCACTTCATGCAGTTGACGTCGGTGCATTCGACGTTCTGCCGCTCGATCAGCGACATGAGATCGCCCGTCAGCAGGCGGGCGCTCACGGTCGTGACCGCGTTCTCCCCCTCGCGGCGGGAGATTTCGATGGCGACGAGTCCCTGTGCGGTGCTCATGCGAGGTAGGCCTGCGGAATGATCCCCTCGGTGTACGAGGGCGGCGTGTAGTTCGGGGCGATCCCCTGCGTCTCGCTGGGAGGCATGGGCACGGACTTGGGGTTGTACTGGACGATGCGGACCATCTCGCCCTCGAACGTCTTGTTCACGACCTCCCACGAGGGATCGCTCGGGCTCGCGCCCGTGCCTTCCGTGGGCAGGTCGGGCGGAGGCACGAGCGTGACCTCACGGGTCATCACGCTGCTCAGGATGCGGTTGCCGTTGAGGTCGGGTACGCCGCTCGAGACATTCATGTCCATGACGCCCACGATGGAGTTCGCCTTCAGGTCGTCGAACATCCGCTTCGGCGCGCGGTTCTTCGCGCTCGCCTCGACGGTCTCGACCCTGTTCACGCGCGGCGCGCTGCACTGGAACACCTTCGCCTTCGCGTTGAACGCAACGGCGGGAACCTCGATCAGTCCAGTCTGGATCTTGCTGGACGAGTAGCCGTTCGACGCATATGCCGACGCCATCGCGGGATCGGCGTTCGTGTCGCTCGCGGACGCCTGCTTGCCGTCTCCGTCGTTTGGTCCGCGCGGAACCTGAGTGGGCTTCCAGTCCTTGTAGCGGAACCGAAGGTCTTCGTCCGCAGGGGCGTTGTCGTCTCGCAGGAACCTGTCGAAGATCTGATCGCTGAAGATGTAGGTGACTCCCGCGGCGTTCCGATCGAACCCGAAGTCGTTGGGAGTCAGCTGGATGGTCGACGCCCTCTGTCCGACGTTTATGGGGAATACAAAGGAGTTCGGGAGAGCGGCGGTGACCACCCTGATGATCCCGCTGATTCCATACTCGGGCGGCATCTCCGCGGGAACGAACTGAAACACGCCCTGCGGCGTCTGAATGTTCGCGAGGATGTTTCCGAGAGGGACGGATCCCGTGATGCTTCCCGTGCTCGTCGAGGTCGATCCGCCAGTGCCTGCCGCGGTCGTGAACACCTGAAGGCTCGTCGCCTTCGCCGCGATCTCGAAGGTGATCGCGTTCTCGGTGAGCATGTTCTCCTGCGTGACGCGCGCCTTCACGATCAGGTCGTTCCGAAAGTCGATTCGGTTCTGCGACATGCGGATGCACAGCGTCAGAAGAGCGCCAGCCGTCACGTTCTTGTCGCCCTTCACCGAGGCGATGAAGTGCTTGATGCCGATGGCCTGGTTCTTGTCGTCGATCGAACGCTCGAAGGTGTACTGGCAGTTTCCGACGCGCGCGGGCGCGGGCAGGTTGCCGAAGAACTCCTTGTCGACGACGTCGAACAGGAGCCTGCAACCCGACTCGTCGACGGCGTATTCCTGCGAGACCCTTCGGAAGCCCGGATACATGTTGCCGGCCACGAACATCCGCCAGTAGTCGGGATAGGGTAAGAGCTCCAGAGGAACGTCGGGCAGTGCATCGGCAACCACGTCGTTCCTCCACGAATCCCCTTGAGGAGGCGGAGCAAGCGGATTGGGATTGGGCCTCTGAACCGAGTTCACTGTTCCTGACGTGTCAGCTGCGCCCGCTAGGTACGGCTTGGGAAGCTTGTCCTTGCTTGCGTCATACTGCGTCTTCACGACCTCAAGGCTTCCAGTCTTCCTAATCGTCGTTGCCCCCGTCTCGTCTATCGAGAAGGACGACTTGGTGTAGAACGAGGAGACAGGGCTGTCCAAGAGGTTGTGCTGCGTCCATTCGATCGTCATCTGCATGACGAGAGTGCTCGTCCCCGCGATCTGCGTGACGTTGGTCTTGATGAACGGACCAAACCGCGGATAATCAGCCGAGTTTCTACGCAAGATGGAGTAGTTCGGACTCGATAGCTGATCCTTGCTCGGGTCGACGATGATGTACAGTTCGATCTGTGGGGCAGAGTCCGTGAGGGTGCTCACGCTGTTTTTGAAGATTCTTGCGATAGACAACGCATCGCCCATCTCGTGATAGACGATCTCGAGATCCACCTTGTGCTCGACGGTGTTGTTGTGCGGCATCTCCTTGTTGGAGACCGAGTTGGCCGAGTACTGCACGATGCGGACGTCGGAGAACCGATAAAGTCCGGAGTTGGGCAAAGTTCTGTGGTAGACATCGAGGAATACACCTGTAGGCATGGTTCATCTCCACCAGTTCGCCGCGTTCCTGTTGCCCGTATACGCCTTGTCCCTTATCCAGTTCGCCCCTCTGCCTGGGCCCGAGAGCCGCTCGAAGTCGTCCATGAACAGGCCGTTCGTGGTCGCGCGGGACTGAGCGGTGACTTGTCCGACGAGGATGCTCTTGAACATCTGGAAGAGGCTGAACATGCCTCCACCACCCGAAAACTGAGCCGCGGTGAGGGACATGATCCCCGCTCCGAGACCGATGTTCCTTGAGTTTCCCGTCAGCATTCCTCCGAGGACCAGTTCGATCCCGAGCATCCCCTCTTCGTAGGCCGTCCCGAATGCGGAGCTGATCTGCCCGCTCGCGATGCGAAGGGGAATCTGCGCCTGCGACCGTGCTATTTGCGCGTTCGTGAAATGCTGCATGTTCGTGCGAAGCGCAGGATCCTTCGCGACCGCGATGTCCGCGCGCAGGCGCGAGATCATCAGGTTCGCCTCCATCATGGCGTAGACGGGGTCGATCCGCGACAGGTTCTCGCGCTGGCGCTCGGTGGCCTGCGACATCTTCGAGAGGATCTTCGCGATCAGCGTGACGAGGCCGATCACCGCGCCGATCTTCCCGATGATCCCGAGAATCGACCTGACCGTGTTGAACACGCCCATGACCGCGGCAAGCGGGTTCTGCGGAGTCGCAGGGGCGGGTACGCCGGGTGGGGGAGGCAGCGCAGGGCCATGCACCGCGGCGCGGGCGTTGAGCGAATGCAGGCTTCGCGAGAACGCGCGCGTTCCGGGAAGACCCGACGGGGACGCCTGACCCGAGAGCAGGGAGAGCTCCTCGTCGGTGTAGTTGAGACCCGTCCTCGAGCCGACCATGCGCCGAAGTTCGTCGATGCGGTTCGCCTGACCGCTGGTCATGCGGCGCTGCGCCGCGCGAAGGGACTCGCGCTGCTCGCGGGCCTCCTGCCGGCGCTGCTCGCGCTGGCGGGCCTGCTCCTCGCGCTGGGCCTTCCTGATGCCTTGCGCCTCCTGTCGGCTCGTCGCCGCAGCGTTGCGGTCGATCACGGAGAAGAACGACCCGTAGAAGCCCTCCGACCCCGTGGGGGGAAGGACGTCGCCTCTGTGCATGGCGACCTCTTCTCCCGTCATGGCGAGGCTGATGCCCCTACGAGCCATGTAGAGGCGTTGGCGCTGCGTCTCCCTCATCTTCCTGATCGGATCGTCCTCGCCCCCTGCGGAGGCTCCACGGCCCCCTCCGCGCCTTCCGCCGCCGCCCCCGCCGCGGACGCCCGACCGCGCGATCGTCCGCAGCGTCTCAAGGATCGCCCTGATGTTGCCGTTGATCTGCGTGACCGCCTGCCCGATGTTGCGGACGGCCTCGAGCATCGGCCCCATGTTGATCGCAGGGGTCGGGTCGCCTGCACCAGGCTCGTCCTCGAACGGGACGTTCAGGTTCACGATGTTGATCGGGACGTCGGCCATCAGAGTGTCCTGATCCTGTAGGTGAGGCTCGCGGCGTCAGTCGCCCACGCGCGGCGGTAGATGTAGTAGGTCACGCCGCCGTCAACGACCGTCCCTGCGCCGAGCGACGGCCCCGCCGGCGGGGGGAACGACGGCGTGTAGAACCGCTCGATGCCCGAGGAAGTCGAGAGCTGCACCCCGAGCGAGTGCATCGGCTGCGGAACGAAGAGCCACAGGTACGACGGAGGCGACACGGTCGGGTAGGTCGCCGTGACGTCGACGGCCCCGTTGAAGAGGGTCACCCCCCCCGACGCGGACGCGAAGGTCGGCAGGGTCGGGCTCGACACGCCGCGGAACTGTCCCGCGATGGGCCACGGCATCGCGTAGGAGCACACGAAGACGTCCGTGCTCGACGCGAAGTTCGTGGCGTTGGGGTTCTTGCGGACGGAGCCGCTCGAGACCCAGCGCATCGCGATCTGTAGGAGCCCGCCGAGGTTGTGCTGGATCAGAGCCTCGCGGACCTTCTGGCAGCGCGAGAGGACGCCCTTGTCGACGCCCGCGATCTGCCTGCTCGCCTTCACGCTGTTGTCGCTCGCGACCCGCACGAAGCACGTCACCGCGAACTTCTCGGTGACGAACCCGAGTCCGACCCTGTTCAGCTCGCTCTGCGCGCCCGCGGACATGGGGGTGATCTGCACCGCGAAGTCCATCGCTTCCGCGAATGTCGGCTCCGTGGCGAGATAGATGCGCGACTCGGGGATCCCGAGCACCGAGACGATCCTCGATCGGATCGCGCGCATCACCATGTCCTGCGTGGCGTAGATCATCGCCCGATCCCCGCCTTCTGCTTCAGGGCGTCCATCTTCATGGCGATGACGTCCTTCGCGGGAGCGCCGCAGTCCTCCATGATCGAGGCGTTCGCCTCCGCGCTCAGGCACGCGGCGATGCCGCGCGCGAAGATCGCGCTGCGGACGGCGAGAGTCTGCTTCATGTTCGCCATGAGACCGAGCACCTCCTCCCCGTCTCTGCACGCGCTTGGCGGGAATCCGTAGGCCGCGGCGAACATGGCCGCGGCCTTCATCCGTTTCCCGCTTTTTGCATCGCCTTCGCAAGGCGCACCGACATCGCCCAGATGTCGTTGTCGCTCAGGCCGTCGTAGCGGTCCATCGCCTCCTTCATGGTCGCGACCACGACGTCCTTCGGCGGATCCTCGTTCTCCTTGACCCGCTCGATGATGAGCGAGCTGTAGATGAGGCTGTCCACGCGGTAGTCGCGATCGCCCTTGCGGAACACGATGTTCCAGTCGTCGTTGTCGAGATCAATCCTCTGTGCCATGCTCGCTCCTTCTCAAATTGGAACCTTCTCCGTCACGATCATTCCGTTGCCCGACACCTCGGGATCCCCGCTGCTTCCGTAGACCGTGATGAACGAGAAAGCCAGCCGCTTGGTGGCGTTCCCGAGCTCCATGAACCGCGGACCCGTCTGCAACATCAGGCGGGTGAATGTATACCGCATCGGCCCGGTCGTGGGCGGCGCTGCGGATGCGACGTTCAAGGGTTCGATCACGATCCCGATCGTCCTGTCGTCGTTGCTGCCGATGATGGCCCCCTGCCTGTCTCGCTGCGGGACGAGCAGACCGCCCACGGTAGCCGTCCTGCCCTGATCGGCGGTGGACGGCGCACCTGCGACGAGATTCCCGAGCCCGGTGATCTTCATCAGGGTGTTGAGCGCCGCGTGATCCCAGGACGCGAGCGTCATGTCGAGCGTCGCGCTCGTTCCGAGGTACATCGCCTGCGTGATCATGTCGCCGCCGTCGTTGCGGGTGAACACCTGCTTGTGATCCGACATCTCCACGCGGACGAGATCGTCGTTGTCCGTGTACCCGAGGAGCATAGAGCCACCTTCAATGCTCTTGTGGACGAGCACCACGACGGTCGGCCCATTTATGTGAAAGTCGGTCGCTGGCATCAAGCCCCCAGGTTCGACACGGTCGCGAACGCCGTGCCGCCCGAGTTCGGGATGAACGAGATGAACGACATCGAGATGCGCTTGACGGCGTTCCCGAGGTCCATGATCTCGGGCCCGGTCTGGAGCATCATCTTCGGGAACAGGTACACGTCCGCGGTCGCGTTCGTCGGGAGAATCTCGAGAGCGATCAGGTTGCCTGAGACGGCTTTGCCCACCGTGGAGATGACGCCCTGCGATGCGACGGCGCTGTTGGCCGTTCCCGTCCTGCATCGGCTGATCAGCGACGCGAGCTCGCCCTCGTCCCACGATACGAGCGTGAGATCGAGCGTCGCGGTCGATCCCGAGTACACGCCCTCCGCGATCATGTCGCCGCCGTCGTTGCGGGTGTAGGTCCGCTTGTGGTCGATCATGGAGATGCGGATCAGGTCGTCGTTGTCCGTGTATCCGAGGTTGTTGCGCGTGGCTCCGCCAGCGGCGCTCCACTTGATCACGGTCGGCCCATTGATGTGAAAGTCAGTCGCTGGCATGGGTGTTCCTCATCTGATCGCCTGCTCGGCGATGTTCTTGAGCCTCGTTCTGCTGATCTGCCACCACGGCCTCGGGATCACGTTCATGCTGCTGCGCCTGATGAAGTCGCAGCCCTCGACCATCGACCCCCAGTCCCTGCTCATGCGGTCTTGGATCGTGCGACCGAGGAACACGTCGGTGAACGCGCCTCCCCGCGCCTGATCCGCGCCGTAGTCCTTGGCGAAGATCTCGATCTTCAGCGTGAACCCGTTCTTGCCGTTCGCGCCGTCCTCGTAGGAGAATCCCGCGGGGTTCAGCTGGATGCTCTCGAGGAGAGCCCCCGTGTCGACGAGAGGAGGCGAGTCCTTCGTCCTGTCGGCGGGGCCGCAGGTGAAGTCGAGACGCGACTCGTTCCATCCCTCGAGGGGCGCAAGCCGATCGTCCGACTCGCCCGTGGCCGACCCCATCGACTGCTCGAGGTTCTCCACGAGCCCTGCGCGGATGCCCTCCGCGACGCGGTAGCCGATCTCGATCGCCCGCATGTAGACGCGCTCCCTGCGGTTCATGCTGGCCCCGTCTTCCTGCGAGGGAAGAACTCGCTGTCCGCAACCATGCCGAGCGCGCTCCGCTGCTGGGTGGTCATTATCGACACCCGCGGCTTCGATGCGGCGATGGTCTCGGAGAGCGGGAACACCCTGTCGCCGCGCGCGAGGCCCGACAGGATGCTGTTCGCCTTGTCCATGCGGTCGCGGATCGCCTCCGCGAACGAGCCGCCGCGGCGCGCCATCAGGATGCCGATGGCGAGGTCGCAGGTCGTTCCGATCAGGAGCCAGTTCACCGAGGACTGGAGAAGGTCGAGGTCCGCCTCGGTGTACATGCCGCCGCGGAGCGCGAACGACTGGATTTCGTGCGACGCTCGGGCAAGCGCCGCCGCAATGATCGTGTTGCTGCCGTCCACGACGCCATCGGCCTCGGCGTCGATGCCGAGCTCCTCGAGGAGCCGCTCGTCCACCGCGTCCTTGAACTGGTCGATGGTCGCATAGGGGATCGGCATGGTTCACCAAAGCGGAGGCAGGGCTTTCGCCCTGCCCCCGCCGAGAAGGGGGATGCGTCTATCAGGCGAAGATGTTCGCGACGTACAGACCCGCGAGCGGGGCAGTCAGCTCGAACACGCCGTTGTCCACGATGCTGCCCGTGTTGCGGCGGTTCCTCGGATCGTCGAAGGTCTCGACGGTCATGTCCTCGAACACGAAGTGCGAGCAGGTGGCGAAGTTGCCGCCGCCCTCGACGCCCACGAGCCCGCCCGGGCGCGAGAGGAAGAGCACCGCGCCGTCGCCGAGCATGTAGCTCGCCGCGCGGGTAGCGCCCTTCTGATTCGTGACCTTGACGGCGTCCTCGATCACGATGTCGCTGATGCCGAAGAGGTTCGGGGAGAGGCCGTACCGCGAGAACGAGCCAGCGCCCTGCATGAGCTGGACGCCCTGCGTGTACTTGATCAGATCCTTGAGCTCTTCCGTGCGGCTCATCTTGTGAGCCGTGGTCGGGCCCATGACCGCGATCAGGTCGCTCGGCTGCACTGCGCCGCCCGTGTTGATCAGGATCTTCTCGATCGCGGTCTGGAAGAGCTGCGCTGCGTAGGGCTTGTTCGTCGCGTTGCCCTCGAGGACGCCCGTGGTCGTCGTGAGACCAGTGAGCGCATCGAAGTCAGCGAAGTAGTTGACCGACGCCGTCCAGTTGCCGGCCGTGGTCAGCGTGCTGAGCGCCCGATGCGTGCGGAGCGTCATCAGCTGGGTCGCGCGGCTGCGAGCGTGCTGCGCCACGATGTCCCACGCCGCGACCTTCGCGGTCTCGTAGGGGATGTGGAAGCCCTTCTCGAAGCGACGGGTGGAGAACGGCGCGAAGTCGAAGTCGTTGTTGACTCCGGTCGGGCGATCCTCGCCGTAGGCCCACCGGAAGTCGTTCTCGTTGACGATGCGGAGTGCTTCGTCGGAGTTGATCTTCAGGTAGTAGCCGCTGGTGGCCGTCACGGGGACGAGCTTGGTGTAGCGGTTCAGCGCGAACGACTTGACGTTCCGCGTGAACTCGACCTGGATGAGGCCAGTAGCCTCGCTGAAGGTGGGAACGAACGTCGAGAGTCCGCCACCGATGTTTGAGTCTGCCATTGCGATTTCCTCGTTTCAGGTGTGCGGATCAGAAGACGCTGTTGGTCTGCTTGAAGATGCGGATGATCTCTCCAGCGCCGCCAGCGGGCTCGAGGGCGATGCCGTATGGGAACTGCGTGGCGACCGCCGTCTGCGCGCGACCGTTCGCGCTCGGGGCGACGCGGTCGCCCGCCGTGATCGCCGCAGCGGCCTCGACGATGACGACGTTTCCGCCCTGAAGGTTGAGCGGGTCGCCTGTCTCGGCGTGGTTCGCGCTGCTGAAGCTCTTGGTCGATCCGTCGGTCACGCCGACGGCGATCTCAGTGATTGCGGCGATCGCCGCGCCCGTGTTGCGACCAGAGACCTTCACGAAGCGGTACGGAGCGACCGTTCCGCCGGCGACGAGCGATGGAGTGTCTGAGTAGGAGCTCATGTTGGTTGCCTGCTTTCTTGATCAAGCGCCGCTCTTCGCGCGCGCCATGAGGGTCTTGAACTTCTCGGGATCGCCAGCCGCCTCTGCGACGAACTTGGCAACGGTCTCGCGGTCAACGGATTCGACGGAACGCTTCAGGCCCGAGGCGGGCCTGACGTCCACGCGGACGCCGATCGGGTCGCGACGGAAGTTGTCGCGCCAGAACTGGATCTTGCGGGCGGGGTCGCCCGAGGAGACGAGCTCCTCGAGCATCTCGTCGCGCGAAGCGGCGATCGCATAGCCCTCGGACTCCATCGAGTCGAGGTCGCGGCTGAACCGCTCCTTCGCGAGAGCGCCCTCGAGGGCGGCGATGCGCTTCTCGAACTTGGTCTTCTCGCGGGAGAACTCGATCTTCGCGTTCACCGACTTCTTCTTCTTGCCCTCGTTGTGCGAGTCGATGTCGACGTGGACGTCATCGTCCTCGTCTTCATCCTCGTCCTCGTCCTTCTCGTTCTCCGTCTTGCCGCAGGCGTTGTACGACTTGCGGTGCTCCTCCTTGAGCTTCTCGATGTCGGCCTTCATCTCGGCCATCATCTTCGCCATCTCCTCCTTGCCGTCACTCTTCGGATCCTTGGCCTCGTCCATGCTGGACTCCTTCTTTCGTATGGCAGCGCCTGGGACAAACACGTTGCCTGCACCCGGCGCTGCCTCGAATCGGGATGCATGCATGGAAAAGACGATCTTGTCGCCCTGCTTGGCGAACCGTGTGTCGGGAAGCGGACGCCGCGGCGTGTCGCGACCGAGCAGGGCGATCTCGCTCATGTGGTCGTCGGACCAAATCTCCGCGGAGCGCCTCGCGAACTTGTTCGACGCGATGTACGAGTCGAAGTCCTCGCGGGACATCTCGACGTCTCCGACGATGAACGGGACGCCGTTGCGGTCCTCGAGCTCGATGTCGATCACCGAGCCAACGGCCTCCTTCGGCTCGCTGTGGTCCTCCTGACCGTGCAGCACCACGAGCTTCGGGTGCTGGCGACGGGCGATGAACGCCTTCGTGCGCTCCACGATCTTGCGGACCTTCGATCGGTTGAACTTGCGGATCTCCTCGTCCGAGCCATCGTCGATGGTCGGATCGAAGCCAGCGAACAGCTCGAGCCGCTTGATAACGACCTTGCCGTCCTTCTCCTCGATGAGATGGGAACCGTCCACGACGCCATTGGAAGTGCTGCACGAGCATCCTCCAACGATCACGGGTCAACATCGGCCCTGAAAGGCGTTCATTCCTGCTTGATCCCTGACCCACACCGAACAAACACCGTACTACCTGAACCCGCGGTCGGGGTACAGGCCGAGGTCGATGTACCGCTGGCGCTCGCCATTGGCCTCGCGCACCGCTGCGTGGTCGACGGTCCCGTCCTCCCTGACGAGGCCCGCGCGCCGCGCGGCGTCCGCCGGCACAGGCCGCAGCGTCGCGCGGCAGTTCACGCCGCACGGCGGGATCAGCCCCTGCCGCACGATCTCATCCATCGTGTTCGCGTATCCGTTCACCTGCCAGTGGAACCCATCGTGCCGATAGATGCCCTGCGGGTTGCCGCGCGTGCGCGCGTCCATCACCTCCACGATGCGCCACAGGACGGGAACTGCGCGCCCCGCCGCGTCGACGCCGCTGGGACGAAGCGATATCGCCGTCGCCGCAACCCCGAGATTCCACGCGCGGCGCGTCTCCGTCCCCACCTCGCGGACCACCGCCGCCGCATCGCCGCGGACGAGCGCCCGAGCGGCCTGATCGTCCCGAGCGATCGCGTAGGCCTGCGCCGCCTCCTCCGCCGTGTAGCCGTGCCGCCGCGCGACCGCGACCGCCCTCGAGGGAACGCCGCGGACCTCGCGCCTGATCGGGATCGAGTCGCGGCCCCTTCCCACGAAGAGCAGCAGCAGCAGCGCGAGCATCCACGCGCCGTGCGAACGCTCCACGTCCTCGCGGAGCGGAGCCGACGCCATCCCGCGCATCGTCAGCAGGCGCGCGCGCTCGAAGAACGCCGTCTCGTCCACGAGCGACCCGCCGTCGAGGAACGCATCGCCGCCCGCCGCGTGCGCGTCGATCAACGCCCGACCGAGCGACTGGGACGCGGTATCCCAGTCGCCCGATCGGTAGCCCTTGATCCACGCCGCCCGAGCGCGGCGCTCGAGGTCCACGACGCTCACTTCGCGTCCAGCCTTTCGACGATCTTCCGAGCCCACGACCAGCCTTCGTCGCCGCCCCAGCCGTTCCACGCCTGCCAGCCCTTGCCCTGCTCGTCCCAGGTCTCGCCCTGCTTGTCTGACTGGTGGCGATCGAAGTACCGCGACATGCGGCGCACCGTCTCCTCGCTCAGGCTCTTGCGGTTCGACAGGTCGCGCGCCCGCGCGAGCCCCACGCCCGTCATGCCGCGCTGGCTCTCAGGCTTCGACTCCCTCACCTCGAGCGCGCGCCGCGCGTTCGCCGCGACCGACTCGGGCGGCTTGAACCCGCCGTCCTCCTCGCGCGCGAACTCCTCGCCGCGGTACGCCTCGCGACGCTCGATCGCAGCCGCCTGCTCCGCGCTCACGCCGCGCGCGATCAGCTCGTCCATGCGCTCGCCCGCCGCCTCGGTCCGCGAGAACTCCATGCGGTACGCCACGCCCCACGCCTCCGACTCCGTGTAGCCCTCTTCGAGCAGCGCGCGATGACGCTCGATCACCGCCTCGGGAAGAGAGTTCTTCTTCTTCTGACGCGGAGGCTTCCTCGTCTCGGGGTAGTCGTGCGGCCCGCTCGCGCACTTGTTCGCGTCCGCGAAGCCGCCGAAGCCGTTCCCGCAGTTCTTCCGCCCCCTCCGCCCGCGCCGGCGGCGGCGCACCGCCTCCTTCCGAAGCTGCGCGTCAGACATCGCCGCGAACGCCGCCTTCGACGAGAGAACCTTGTCTTCGTCGCCTTCGCCGTCGCCGTCCTCGTACTCGGGGAAGACGTCGCGGGTCTTGCCCGTCAGCACGGGCTCGTCCGCCTCGGGGATCGCGAGGCCCAGCATCTTGCGGACCTCCGCCTCGCTCACGCTGCCGCCGAGCTCGTTCACGAACACCCGCACCGCCTCGAGCTTCTTCTCCATCTCGGGCGACTCCACCGAGAACTCGAAGCGGGGGTAGAACTCCTGCGGCCCCCAGTTCATGTCCACGATCTCGCGCACCAGCTGCTCCGTCACCGTCTCCGCGAGGTTGTCCGCGACGAAGCGCATCTGCCGCGTGAACGTCTTCTGGTGCTGGCTCGCCACGTTCGACCCGAGGCCCGTCGACACCGCCTCGCTCGTCGCGCTCTGCCCGACGATCAGCTCCTTGATGTTCTTCGACAGCCACTCGCACAGATCCGCGAACACCTGCGCGCGCGCCGCAGCAGGCTCCATGATCTCGATCTCGTAGTCCTTCTGCCCTGGCGTCGACCGCGGAACCACCGCGCTCACGTCGCCCACCATGTTCCGAAGGATCGTCTCCATGTCCTCCTTCGCGCCCTTCTGCGCCATCGGGTAGTAGCCGACCCTGATGCCCTGCGCGTAACGCTCGCTGAACGTCGCCCAGTTCTGCAGCACCGCCTGCTTCAGGTTCCAGTACCACCACACCACGTCGCGGACGCCCTTGCCCATGTACGCATACGCCGTCTCGAACGGGTCGTCGAAGTCCGGCCCCTGCACCATGTACCGATGCCAGATCACCGCGCGCCGCTCGAGCGGCGTGAACAGGTGCACCCGCGAGTCGAAGCCCTGCTGCGTCTCGCCGTTCGTCCCGTCCATGTCGCCGTAGTACCGCGGTCCGACCTTGATGCCCGGACTCCCGTCCTCCTTCACGATCAACGTGTCAGGGTGGAACGGCAACCAGTCCACGGGGATCGCCAGCCCGTCCGCGCGCCGCGTGTACACCACGTTCAGCGCGCTCGACCCGTACCACACCGCATCCAGAAGATGCCGAATCATGTCCGCGAAGCGAGGGATCCGACTCAGGATCTCCGCAGTCCGCTCCGCGATCTCCTCCTGACCCGAATCACGCGAGTCGAACGGCTTCACCTGCCACTCGAGACCCGCGATCGAAACCTGCAACTGAAGCAGCGGAGCCATGCAGTCCGGGTCGTTCCGCATCTGCTTCATCAGCTGGCGGTCCTTGCGGTACGCCAGCGACGGGTTCCGCAGGATCTTCGCGACGCTCGCGAAGTACGTCCGCTGCATCTCGATCGGCATCGCCGCAGGACGCATCAGCTCGGGCGGAACGCCCTTCTCCACCTCGCGCTCCTCGCCGCCCGTCTTGATCATCTCATCCATAGATCCTCCAGTAGCGGTTCTTGCCGCTCGAAGTCAACTCAGGTCGCGCCGTCAAACCGTACCCCGCCCTCGTGCAGGCCTCCATCAGGTCCACCACCGCATCCACCGCATCGTCGTGGTCGCCCGCGGGGAAGGTCGTCATCTCCTCGTACAGCACCGCGTGGTCCCGCGCGACACGCCCCTTCTCGCCCTTCAGACGAAGACGACCAGTCTCCACGAACGACTGCTTCTCGCTCGCGCGAGTCAGCTTGTCCTTCACCCGAACCAACGGAACCACGCTCGTGTCCCCGCAGGCCTGCGCCAGCTGCTGCACAAGACCCGCCTGGGGACCGTTCCCCTCCGCCATCAACACGCTCACCCCGCCCAGCGCGCACTCGCGCGCGCAGATCCGCGTCCACTCGGGAAACGGGACGCGCGCCCGAACCACCCGATCCACGTACATCATCCCGTCCATCGACCTCACCCCAGTCACCAAGACCGAGTAGTCGGGGTCGCCCTTCTTCGCCGTCCTCTCGCTGAACGCGAAGTCCGTCGCCGCCATCACCTGACCCGTGCTCCGAACGAAGTCGGGGATCTGGTTCTCGTACAGCGACCGATCCAGCCACCAGTGGTCGAACACCAACTGGTCGCTCGACACAGGACTCAGCTCGTAAGCCCTCGCATACGCGATCGGCCCCAGCTTCACGCGGAGATCCTCGAGCAGCCCAGGCGTGAAAACCTCGGGCCACGGACCCTCATGCCCCTTCACAGGCTTCCGAAACAGCCCGCCGCGCTCCCCGTGGTACGCCCTCCACTCCGCCGTGATGTCCGACACGTGGTACGGCGTCCCGAACTTCCACACCCGTGGCCTCGGGCCGCTCCGATCCAACGTCGGCAACCAGATCGTCTTCCAGCTCTCCTTCACCTGCTCCCGCAGGCTCGGCTGCTGGACGCTGTTCCGCAGGTCGCACACGTCGTCCGCAATCAGCAGGTCCGATCGCCCGCCCGCACGACCGAACACGCTCACCGCCTCCACCGTCGGGTCGCGGATCAACCGACTCCGCTTCACCGTGAACGCCGTGTTCCCCCACGTCGAATGCCCGTCAGGCTCCACCAACGGGAACACCTTCCGGTACTCATCGCTCTCGATGAACTTCCGAATCATCGTCACCGTCTTCGCCGCCTCGTCGTCCGTGCTCGCCACGATCTTCACCCTGATCTCAGGGTTCCGACCAATCTCCCAGGCCACCCGCGACGCCATGCTCGAGGTCTTGCCGTGCCCGCGAGGCAACTCCACGTACCCGTCCACCGCCTCATCGAGGAACCACTGGAGCTCGTCGTGCATCCGAGCGTTCTCCACGCCCTGCAAGTACGGACAGAACCAGTGCGCCGCCTCGCGACACCCAAAGTAGAACTCGTCGAACGACACGTCCATGCACACACCCTACACGCCATTTTTTGCGATACCCACCCCCCATGTTAGGTACTTGGGTTCGTGTCCCTAACTTGTGCGGGCGAGACCGTGGTCTCGCTGACAAGTACCTAACAGGGGATGCGGGGGGTCTGTTCGGGGGGAGGGGGGTTTGATAAGGGGGGCCACCCTATAGGTCGGTTGGCGCGCCCCTCGCCATTGGGCGGGAAGCGTATCGGATCGACCGAAGCGATACGCGCGGCGATGCCCGAACGCGGAACGCGCCGACCTACGGAAGCCGAGGGCCGGCGCGCGTTCATTCCCTTCGGTGTTAACTCCGCTCCCTCTCCGCTCCCTTCCTCCGCTCTG